CTTTGCCGCCGCCACCGCCGCCACCACCAGCACCGCGAAGTTCAGTCATTTCAGTTGATCAACGTCAAGGGCGCTGGAAATCACACCGGAACCAGTGAAAACACGCCCGTAGGCGATGGGTACTGGCAAGCCCTGCTGGCTGGTGTTGACGATCCCGCTAAAGCTAAAGGATTCCAGTCGTGCCGCTTCTCGTCCGCGTTCCAGTGAGCTGATTCCAGGAGTGGGCGACAAAGCCTGAGCAATGCCGCCAAGGACGAGCGAAACGCCGATAGAACCAACAATCGTGGATACTGCGCTTAAAGCGGCTGTAGCTCCAAAAGATGTTGCCGCTCCAGTTACCAGTGCCGTGCCTGTTGTTGACGTAAATGCACCAGCGCCTAATCCCGCAAAACCAGCACCCAAAGGCGCTGCAACAATCGCCAGAGCAATCAAGCCAATACCGATCCCGATAGAAGCGCCACCACGTCCTGCACCAGCAACTATCGGCGTGATGCTGAAAACTTCTTTTTCACTCCAGGGCAGCGCCAATGCGCCAGCCGTTTGATCGCTCAGCTTTTCTTTGCCAATCGTCACCCGGTAGCTGACGCCATCGCGCTCGCTATCCAGCAGCCACTTCGTCAGCCAAGGGAAATTGGTGCACAGTGCCTTAAGTGCTTGGGCTGGTGTCTCGGCTTCAAACTCAAAACGGCACTGCCCCAGCTTCTTGCGGAGTGCGCCGTAGACCTTAACGACTTTCATGCCGCAATGCCTTGGCGGTGCTCTTCCAATAGTAACCGCCGTAAATGTCCCTGCTACTTAGCCGCCCTTGAACATGGTGCAGGATTTGCTGGTCGCCCAAATAAATTGCCGCATGATTTGGCAGCGGTGACTCCAGTTGCATCAAGATCATGTCGCCGTATTGCAGCTCTTCTAGCGGGATTTCCCTAAACCCTTCGCTTGCAAAGTTGTCCAGATAAAGGTTTTCGCCACGCAGCCAAAACTTGTCGCGGCGGTTGTAATCACTCAGCTTCAAGCCAAGCTCGCGTCCGTACCAGTCACGGCACAAGCTGTAGCAATCCACCACGCCGAAGCTGAACTCACGCCCGACGTAGGGCAGCTCGAATCCTGCTGGTTCGCAGTAGCCCCACTGTTCGGTTTGCGGGTTAACAATGTGCCAGGGCAGCCCCGACTTTTCACACGCCACCCGGTCAGCCTGTGACGGGTTGTGGTTGGTGATGGGATGGCTGTGGATAACGGCGACGATCTCGCCCTTGTCTTCTGTTTCGGCGTAGTCCGTTGGGTCAAGAATGAAGTGCTCGTCTGGCGTTTCAGCGATATTGCGGCAGGGGAAATAACGACGGCGACCTTTGATAACAGCAACTAGCCCGCAGGCTTCTCGCGGAAACTCCGCCCTTGCGTGTTCCAAGATTTGCTGCTGCAGGGTTGGTGTCAGCTTCACTGGGTCAGACCAACACCAGGGAAGGATCCATAAGGTAAGCCAACATCTGTGCGGAAAGTGTACTCAGTGTTTGGCGCGGTAAATGTGTAAGTTTGCGCGGTAAAAACCCGCTCGCGGTAGTAGGTCACACTAAATGGTCCCTTGTTGTCGTAAGAAATATTTAGCGGCTCCGCTATTCGATAAAACTGGTAATTAGTTCTGTTGATAGTAGAAATTCGCGGACTGGTGTAATTTATCCTAATTTTTCTGGATAAAGGCGAATATCGGCTGACCATGATGTCTCCAACGCTCGGGTAAAACCCGCTTGTGTAGTCATAACCGTGCACGATATATATGCCATAACGAGTTGTCCCTGTGAGCAAATAAAAATATGGAGTAAGTGTTCCAGTGCCCACTCTTTCAAGAATGCCATCTGGGTAGGCAGCTTGACCCATCGTGACGGTGGTGCCAGTGATATCAGTAATCGTTGCGCCGCCTGGAGCTAAATACGTTCCGGTCACGATCATGCCAACCTTCAAGCCAGCAACGCTGCTAAGCACAATCTTGCTTGTATCAGGTGATTGCAGCGTTCCAGATACCGAAACCGTCGAGCTTGCATTGGCATTGGCGCTCATCGTCACCGTATTGCCGCTAATGCTCGAAACAGTGGTGCTGGCAGGTACAGCAAAACCGGCAATCGGATTACCCGCTGCAATGTTGAACGCGCTGCTTAGCACCAGTTGGTTGCTGCCGCTTGTCACTGTGCCAGTTCTGGTCACCTGCCCAAAACGCAGTTCACAACTGGCGAGTCGCTTACCGCAAACGTCATTTGCCAGCGTGCTTTCAACGCCGTCATTCGTGTTGAAATAGCGCGTGCCGGTATAGCCGCATTCAGCGCCGCGATATTTCCATTGGCAAACGTTGGCGATCAACTGCCGTTTAGGCAGCATCACACCAGCCAGATCAAACTTGCTAGCCAGTTCAAAACTTACGGCGTCCCGGTTTTCGCTTGCCTTACGATCAACGTACCAAACTTCATCGGGGAACTTGGCGTGGGGATCAGCCGCAGCTTCGCCGTCTAGATATTTTTTAAGGGTGCGAATTCGTTTGACCGTTGCACCACCAAGGTCATTCCCTGCTGTGGTCGCATTGACCAAAATCAACAGGGTGGTCATCGTCGAATCCAGGTTGCTGACGGTCAGCGTTGGACGCGGCAACGATCCAGTGTTGGTGTAGTCAAAGCCTTCAGCCTGAATTGGCAGCCTTGTATAGGTGTTGCCGTTCCAGACGATGTTGCCGGTTACGTCGGCATTTGCGCCGTTATGCCATCTGTAGGTGTCGCTGCTGCCGTGCAACGTGGCATCCAGCGTCATCTCAAACAGCTCGATGATTGCGCTCGGGGCAATCTCCGCCAGCTCTTCATAGGAACTAGCAACTGCCGTCCAGACCACCGTGCCGTCGGTGATCGTGCTGCCAATATCAGTGCCCCAGGTCGGTTCGCTGCCGCCTGATGTGCCCGCAGTCGTACAACGGAAGACCAGACCGCTGGCTTGGAGCGTACTGGCGCGGACAATGTTGCCGACGCTGTAAGCAGTAGAGCTAGCCCAAGCTGAATACGCCATCAGGGTTCAAATACTTGGCGGAAGGTGGCTTGGATCGTGGCGCGGTTCAAATAAGGGATCGACTTACTCCAGCTCTCGCAGACAAACTTGGAGCTTGATCCTTCGCCGGGTGGCGTGAAATCGAAGCTGTCGTTATCAGCGGCGCGAGCATCGAGGAATGTCTCGATGGTGTCGGAGTCGGTCTCGGATACCACAAAGGTCAAGTTGTAGACCTTGGGATTTTGATTGAGCCCGTAGGTCAAACGGGTTTCGTAGCCGTCGCCGTAGCGGACTGTGCGGACGACAGGAGCGCTGCTCTTCTGAACGCCGTAGGTCGGGTTAATCGAAGGGAAGACAGCCATCAGACTCCAGCCAACAAACCACCAGGGCGTTTCTGTTTGATCAGTTCTTGCTGGACTGCAAGACCGATTGCCTTACCAAGCTGATTTGCTTGGTCGGCGTTACCCTCTACGCTACTGCCGGTCGCATCGACGTTCACAGTGACGTTGGCTCCGCCCATTGCATTGTTGGGGATGATGCTGCCGCTGCGCCCTGGCATGAACAGCTCAGGACCGCGCTCGCCTACTAACGCAGGCTTGCCGCTCATGACGCTGCCACCTTTTGCGAAACCGCCCTGAAAACCGCCAAAGGTGCTGCCAGCGACAGATCCGCCAACCCCTGACAACCCAGTTGCGCCTGCATAACTCGCGCCCGCAGCAGATCCTCCGACCCCCAGACCGGAAACGCTTCCCCCTAAAGCACCTGCGCCACTTAACGCCTTGCCGACGCCTGCAAATGGACTAAACGCACTGGACACAAGCCCGACCAAGCCAGTCACGGCTTGTTGAGCTGCGATCTGAATCAGGTTGTCGATAATCGAATTGGCAAGCCTCTGGAAAGCGTCCCCAATCGTTGCAGTACCTTTGGCGACTTCAGAAACCAAGGACGAGAACTCAGATTTTGTGACCCCGATAGACGCACCGATTTGCTCAATCGGATTTTTGACCACGGCAAACTGTTGCATAGCAATGGCAGCATCACCAGCCTTTCGAGCTTGCTCTTTCAGTTTTGCCGCTTGATCATCTAAGACATTGCCAAGCTCCTTGCCCAGTTGAATCTCAACAAGCTGGAGTTCAATGCTTCTGGCAGCGGCTGCGTTCTTAAGAACGGTGGCATCAGTTATGCCCTTGGTTAACTGTGCATACTTGCGGTCAATTTCAAGGCGCTGGACATCAGCCTCGGCTCGAACACGGTCCAAGTCACCTTGCTGCGTCTCGACTCTTAGTCGATTTTTG